GATGAGTTAACTGTGTTACAGTTGCCTCTGTCTGTAAACATTATTAAGAATAATTGTCCTGTTCCTACTGTAGTTGTGTTGTTAACAAATTTGACATGGTGATTTTTGTATTTTAATCCAATGCGTTTTGAGTATACTGAGCGGTCTACTACGTTGTTTTGGTCTGGTCCCTTAAAAAACCAAGTTCCAGTTCTAACAATTTTTAGGGTCCCTATTTTATCATAATTTCTATCACAATTCATATCATATAGTCCATTGAAGCTATTTGGGGTAAAAAAATCTAATATGGCGTTGCCTGGGCCGGAATATGGTAAACCAGTGCTATGTAATATGTAATATTTAACTTTCATGTCACTTAAGCAACCTGATTGATAAATAAAATTAAACTTTAAGTCCTGCGAATGTAATTTAATGCTATCGCCGTTACGAGTAATATCTGTGATGCCCTGTGCTGGAATGGGAGTAATATCTAAACCGAAATACGCTGAGGTATTTACATTAACTTGTGCGAACTGTATATAAGAGGTAACGCCACTAACATTACCTTGATTGAATCTTTTTTTCTCGGGATTTAAAACCATCTGTAATTTCTTAACATCGCTATAAAGCTTACTAATATTAGCACCACCCTTCTTAGTAGTGTATCGTTTTCTAACTGCCTTGACGGCCTTCTTTGCGTACTTCTTATATTGAACCATATATAGTTATTCTTCATCTAACTTCATATCGTTTTTTTCAGATATATTAAATTCCCTAATTACATCAATTCTTCTTAATAATTGCTGTAAATCTTCCCTTGTGTCAAACATTTCTGATGGGTGGTAGCAAGAAGTGATTATTATCATTTTTGCTCTAAATTGGCGGGTACCTCCCTTAGTCTCTATACGCATTGCGTATCTATCCAGCAATCTTAATAATTCATGGAACTTCATAAAATCTTTTCTCATATCATCAATCAATACCATATGATGGCCGTCATATCCATCAAACCATCTACCAGTAGACATACATGTATAACATTCATTGCCTAATATTTCATAGGCTTCTTTACTTTTTCCTGTTCCAGTGGGTCCGTAAAACCATTCTACACGGGGTTTCCAAGTGCGGGGAGCTTCACAATATTTTAATATTTGTTCTGCCATTTTTACCGCTTGATATGAATTAGAGACTTCTACTACGGATTTCATGGAATTTGTTTCTTTTAGAATTTTTCTAACTTCATCAATATCTGTTCTCTTTCCTTGAGGTAATGGTAAAGTTCCGCTTTCTACAAAATCGTTATCTTTTTTACAATAGTCACTTGCTTGAAGGGGGGTCCCTTTGGCTAATTCTATATGTGCTTTTGGGAATTTTTTCTTCATTGATTTAAATGTAATCTGGCTATTATAATAGACATACATCTGTAAATGTTTTCTTAGTGTGTCGGGACAGGTTTCTCGGCCAAATACATAATATTTAAATCCATCAAAAGATTTTATCATCTTTTTCTCATCTAATGTATAATCGGTTAAGCACCAATCTCTACTTCGGGTATCATCGGGGATAATATCTAACTCACTCATCTATACTATATATAGAGTGGTATCTTTAAATTGTTATTTTGAGATATATTAATATCTCTTTTTCAATTGCTTATTCTAACTCAAATGTTTTTGACTCAAAGGTCTGGGGGTAATACTAGGCCCCAGACTGATTCTAATTTTCCGCCTTCGGGGGATGGGGGACTCCCCCCCCAAGGGGACCGCTATGCGCGGGCGCGCGTATTTTGACGGGCTGATCCCGCGTGGCGGGGCCCTGCTTCGCAAGAATAAGTATTCTAATTATCGTAGAAGAATGAAGTGAAATCGTAGTTCACATCTAATCCTGTATTGACTGCTGAAATGGGAATATTAGCTACGCTTGATGAGTTAACTGTGTTACAGTTGCCTCTGTCTGTAAACATTATTAAGAATAATTGTCCTGTTCCTACTGTAGTTGTGTTGTTAACAAATTTGACATGGTGATTTTTGTATTTTAATCCAA